TAGAGAGTGACATACGCCCTCAACTTGTATTAGCGTATCAAAATCAAATTGATTACTTAGAGAAAATGTATTCAGCAGGTGTGTGTCAAGTCGACTTTGATAATATGATGGAAAGAATGCCAAATGTGCCTTACTTCAATGCCATATTATTCACTGCATTTGCATACATAACATCTGGAGGCATGAGAGCTGGCAAAAGACAGGAACCGTTGGATATTTCTCTATCAAAAATCATTACTGATCATCATTGTACTTATATCGATGATCATAGCTTTGTCAAAGATAATATAGTCAAATCACCTAGAGTCGCAGATGGCATAAATATGTTATTGGAGAAATATAATAGACCGTATGGCATACATTCATTATTTAGAAGGATATGCAAGGGTGATAAGATCATCAACATATACACGATTCACCCAAAAGATTCCAAATCAAAGAACAGAGAAATACCACAGATGACGAGCCACATGCGCATAGCACAATTTATATCAGAAGCTGTTATGTCTGTATACACCGATGAATCCGATGTTGATATGATGCAAGAACCTGAGAAATATGCAGAATTTACAGATCGTTTCTCAAAGATTATGAAATCTAATGGCATAACCAGGAGTGAAGACAAAGATTTCTTTTGTGGATGGATGCATACAGAAGGTATGTCTCTTGGTGCTCTGATACTTGCAAAGCAACTAGGTAGCTCGTCCTTAACAACCAGCTCTGCCATACTCCGATTAGATAAATGTAGATACACAGTGGCACCTGTCGGTTGCGATCCTGATTTGTACAAGAACTTACAAGGCAATTTACCAATTTACTTAAAAGTAGGTAAGAAGAACAATAAATCTTATGCCAGTATTAATTACATTCATTTTATGCAAGGTGTTCGAGCAATGGCTGGAGCTATGATAAATACTGTTTTCTCAGCTGGTCTAGATTGCATTCAAAAGGAATGTGCACCGGATATATTAATAACTGAAATTATGACTACTTCTGATGATTCTACTAGAGGTGTGTGCATTGGACCGAATCCTGTCTATAATTCAACATCTACTATGATGGATTATATAAATATGGGACCCAAATTGGTACAACATTGCATGATGAAAGATTCAACTGATAAACCCATACTATCAGATAGAATAGCTGAATTCAATAATGTAGCTATTGGACCTAATGGTATGTTACCTCATCAATTTGTACACACACATCTTATAATACAGCCATTGTTAGGTGAGACGCTCATTGATGATATAATATCTTGTGTTGCTCAATCTAGATCATCATTGGCTTGGGGTGATTCTATAGACTGTGCTAGATCAGCTATGGATGCTTATAGAGTACTCTTAGAGCAAAAATGGTTGCTTACTACAGAGGAAATTGATTTACTTTATGACATGAGGTTGATACCTAGCACAGATGAAGAACTGCTACAAGGTTATCATCTTCACTCTGATGTAACTAAAGTCAAATTGCTGAGATTGGTTGATGATGATACAAAACAAATGATTATATCAGGTGACAAATCAGCTATGGATGTTTTACGTAAACACAGAATATACAAACCTGGCAAAAGGCCAAAAGTCCAATTATTAACTCCGAATTCAGAATGTTTCACCGTTAAATCAACAATGGAACAAATAAA